TAGTAATTGTTTTGGTGTTACAGCTAACACAGGTTGATTCATTGGTGCATGGTTATCATACATTCTCTTTAACGCACCTGAAATAGTTGCGAAAGAAAGAACTTGTAATGAACCAGTACCATCTCCTGCTGTGTCATTGTAGAAACAGTTACCACCTAGTGGGTTAACTGCTGCATCATTATCTGCATTTTTATTAATGGTAATCCATGTGTCAAGACCATACATTTCTCTAGTTCCTGACCCAGGTGTTACATTTGCACCATCTGAGAAAGAGCCATTGAATGCAAACCACTCAACTTCTCTAGCTATTTTTTCCATGGTTTTTTCCATTTGTAATGCAAACTCATCATTTACTGGGTTACCACCAAATAATCCTAATTTATCTGCTGCTGTTGTAGTTCCATCTCCATCCGAACTATTAACAATATTTGCAGACAAATCTAAAGGATTTTGATTTCCAGTGGATGCTAAAGCTGTATAGGTCATTTGTACACCTTTATGGAATACCTGAGTTACATAAGTGTATGCAGCTCTGTCTCTTCCTAAAAATTCTGTAGGTGCAGCACCTTCTTGTCCTTTAGTTGGTTCAGCAGAAATTTTTGCATTATCCTCTACTTGGACTTGCCAATAAGTAGAATTAATACTTCTTCCGCCATTTAAACCACCAACTGCAGAAAGTAAAGGTGTTCTTTGACCACCAACCTTAAACAATTCACCAGTAAAGTTATTGATATTTTGTGCATAAATCGTATTATTAGTTAACGATATGTCTGCCATTTTTATCTTCTCCTATAAATTGTCTATTATTACTTCTTTGGTTTTGACAATCAAGAAGATTTAAAATTTACTTTTGTGCTTTTTTATCTTCTTCTATAGCATTAAGTTTTGCAGCAATTGAGTTTCTTACATTTCCTGATTTTTCTATTTCACGAATCTGTGCAACTACATCTTCATCATAAATATCTACGACTGAATTGTTTTGAATAGTATTCAAGCGTTCTTGACTTTGCTCTGTACTTTTTAAAGTATCTTGTATTCCGCCTTGTTGCCCAAACTCTACTCCAAATTCTTCAGATGCGTATGCCTGGATTCCTTCTACAGATAAATCTCCTTCGTACATCATCTCAACAGCTTTACCAACTCCTTTTGAAGTATCAAGACCTGCTTTACTAAAAATATCAGTTCTTTCTTTTGCCTCAAAATCAGCAACTTTCTTTGCTAAAAGTTCATTTTCTTCCCTCATAGCCTTCCAGTTTTTTTCACTGTCGTTGGTTTTTTCTTCTGAGTTATTAAGCTCTTCTGCCATATTTAATTGTCCTTACTTCACACGATATTTTTACAAGAGGTGTATGAGTTACCTCTGCCTATCTCCACATTATTTTTTACTCTACTTTTTTTATTTGACAGGTCTTGTTAGTAGGCATCAAGACCGAATACAAAATCTAGGTCTATTTTTAATCTCGGACCTTAGTACAAGATAGCTAAGGTTATTATATCATAAATAATTAAATGTAAAGTTATTGTTCTTGCAATCCTACAACTTCACCAGTTCTAGCTCTTGCTGCTCCAAGTCTTGCTGCACTCTCTTGTTCAGATTGTCCTGCTATTCTTCCTAATCTTACTTGTTGTTCTTGAATACCTAACTGTGTTGCCTCAACTACATCTGTCGCAGATACACCTGCTCTACCCTGTCTTCTAGCCATAGCTAAAAATGATGGTGCTGCTTGGAATCCTTGTCTTGCCTGTTGCCTCGATAAACCTTGTTGTCTTAATTGTTCTGCTTGTTGTACATCTATGTCAACCCCTGCTAACAAAGCCTCACCACCAATCTCTGCACGAAGAATGTTTTGTGATATTATATCTGCTCCTGTTATAGCACCAGTCTGTAAGTCTTGACTTATCTGTGGGTCTATTGCACTAGCTATAATCTCTGCATCTGTAAGTGTCTTACCAAAAGTTTCTTGATAAAATTGTTTTACTTCAGGTATAGCTGTAACTACCTGTTGATAAACTTGATTTATTCTTTTACCAAACTCTACATTACTAACGACATTTGTAATCAATGTTTCTATTCTGTCTTGTGTAAGAATTAAATCGGCATTTAAACCTATTGATTCTATCTTTCTTTTGTAAGCATCTACTAAATTAAGATACTCTGATTCACTATATTTAACAGATACACCATCAGGATTTATGTTTCCAGGAAAGCTAGTTTGATATTCTGTTGATTGTCTCATAGCTATGATTGCCTCATTAGCATCTTGATTGTTTGCAATAAAAGCATCTATATAAATATCTATCAATGCACTTGGAAATGATGCGCCAAATTTTGTTTGAACATTAGTTCTTAATCTTGCTTTAGCTTGTTCTGTCAATGCCATTATGTAGGTACTCCTCTAACTACTGATGAAGGAGCTATGCCTTCAATAATATTATCTTCTACTCTATCAAAGACTGTCTCAATATTATTATTCAAACCATACTCAAGAAGTATTGTATTTATTTCTTCCTGGTCATTTGACCTTAGTATATTTATAAACTCAGGTTTCTTTTCATCTATTCTCTCTCCTAAGAACTGAAATGAATAGTTACGCCATGGTGATGCAATGTCTTCGTATGTAAGATTTTCATCATACAAGTCTGTAGAAAACAATGCTTTTCTAATTGCTTTCAATCTTTCTTGTACTTGTGCCTCACCGATTTGAGGTGATTCTGCATTACGAATCATAGATGCAAACTCTGATATGTTTGCTGATTCAAACTCTGCAAAAGTAGGACCTAACCATTTCAATGCAAGTTCTTGTGCTTTAGCAAAACCTGCTTGAGTGGTTTCAGGTGCAACTCCACCGACTACACCTTCTAACCACCCTTTGAGTTGATTGTCGACACTTATACCTGCCATTGGGTCTCCAATAGCTTTGGCTTGATTTACTGTATGTAACTCTGTCCAGTTTCCATTAGATAGTTGCAATGCAAAAAACTCTATCAGACTTTCTCCATCAGGATTAAATATTGAATCAGCATTTGTTACACCATTTTGTTGCAACAAAGTTTTTGCACGAATAATATTATTATCTAATAGAGCTTGTGCATCTGCAGGTAGTTCTCCTATACCTCTTCCTTGTGAAACTAATAACCAATCTCTTTGTTCTTTTGTATGCGTTCTCCACCAGTTAGTTCCTTGCCACTCATAATCTTCTATATCTCTGTCTTCTATTATTCCTTCTAACCATAATGTATAAAGTTCTTCATCCTCCATCCATGGTTGTACATTTTTAATTCTTTGAAAATTTGCTACTAACGAATCAAAAGGATTAGCTAAACCTAATTTAATATTTGCATCTATCTCTGTGTAATCACCTAAGAATAAAGAGTTATACCACTCGTTAGAATCCGAGTCTACACTTCTAACGCCTGGCATACCTGTTGTATAAAATGTTCCTAGTTGTTCATCACTTGCCTGGTATCTAACAAACATATCTGTACCAGGAATACCAAATACTAAAAACTTTTGTCCTGTTTCATCCTGCCAAATCTGTGAACTCATACGACCTATTTGTTCTCCTGATGTAGAACCTAAAAATGAGCCACCACCTGCTCCTGTGTTACCCTCAAACAAAGGTACAGAACTCAAAGAATATCCATCAGATAATGCTTTTTGTAAATCTGATTTACTAAAAACTCTTTCTCCGCCTGATGGAGCATCACCTCTATATATTGCTATACCATTTTTATAATCATCTGCAGTAAATCCAAACTCATCTCTATCTCCTGATTCTGTAGGTGTTGATGTTGTTGCTCCTGATAAAGCATTTTCAAAAGCATTTGATTCATCTACACCCATTTCATCTGTAGTTTGTATGGTTGAATCTTGTGTTCCTTGAGCGCCTTGTCTTGCTAGTTCTGTTTTAAAAGCAACTGCCTCTAATGAACCTGCTTGACTTGGTACTTGTGATTCAAAATCTGTTCTTGATGATTCTGCTCTTTCTGCAGCATCTGATAATTTTTGGTCAGCACTGACTGGAAGTGTAGCTCTAAGTGCAGCAATCCTTCTTTCATATCTTCTTTTTTCATACTCTTCCATGGTTATAGAACCATTTATTAAAGCAGTTACATCATTGTAATCTGTTGACATCAGTCTTCACTTCCTGGTAAATATTCTTGTGCTATTCTACCATAGACATCTTGAAACAATGTTTCATGTATTTCTTTAGTTAAAGCGTAACCTATTGAGTATTTATCTGAGTACGCATCTTCTGTAAATCCATCCCAAAATGCTGATTTAAAACTTTCTTCATCTCCTCTATTCTTTGCCTCTGACAATCCTTTGCCTACATCTGCTGCAAGTAAAGCCATTTCATAAGCTGTATATGCTGCTAACGCAGGTGCAGATATAAAAGCTAAACCTAGTTTTGGTAGTAATCTTTTTATACCTTGTTCTATAATTACATCTCCTGGTGCAACTGCAGTCATACCTGTACCAAAACCAACCTTTCCTGCTTTCTTAGCAAAATCTAAAGCTGTTCCTGATATGTGTCTTCCTACATCTGTATTTTTTAAAACATCTTCTGCTTGTGCTAATTTATTTTTATCAACAGACCTAGCAATATCTTCAGGTGTATCTGCAATCTTTCTAAATTCAGGAGGAGTAAAGTTTTCACTCGGCATATTTCTAACAAAGTTTTGCACTTCTTGTATTGAATCTGCTGTTTCTTTTACTGGAGTAACTCTTATAACAAGACTATCTAATACTGTTAAGTCATCAGGAGCTTTAATTCCTACCCTTTGTTTTAATATTTTTGATATATTGCCTTTGCCATTATCTGATAATATTGGAAAAAATTTACCTGTGTTACCATCTAACATTTCAATTTTTAAATTTTTATTAGCTTGTGAATGTTTTATAAAATTATTTATTGGTCTCATGTGCATTGGTTCTTTTAAAGCAATATCAAATACACTTGAATAATTATCTACACCCACAGTTTTTTTTAAATCAGCTATAGTTTTTGCCTTTAAATCAAATATATCTCTATCGAATGGTGTACCTGTAGTTAAATTATTTCTTATGTTAACAAACATATCTTCAAAAGCTATTGGAACACCCATAGTTTTTATAGCTGCATCTGAGTTACTCATTAATCTAATATCAAAATCATCTAGCACCTCTGTGCTTGGTTTATAATCAGGATTTTTAAATTGTTTAATTGTATCAAAAAATGTTTCTGATTTAGAAGAAGTTACTTCTCCAAACTCTGTATCTAAATTATCAAATATTCCAAGAAGTCTTCTATCCATTTCATTTAATTCTTCACCAAATAATGGAAATATATCAGGGTCTTTACTTTGTAATGCCTCAGACAAATAACCTATTGCATTTTCAAATTGTCTATTTATTTTATTATTTCTTTTTACTAAGTCTGTATTTTCATATAAGTCATCAAAAGTTCCAGTTATATAATTTAAAAAATTATTTCTAAATTCTTGCATGTACATTTCCAACATGGCACTGACACCATAATAAACTTCATCAGTTAAAGTTTCAGTTATATCTACAACAGAACCAAAATGTTTTTGTTTTATAAATTCATCTCCTGATGGTGAAAGTACATCAATGTTAGATTGAAAATTTGCCTCATTTAAAAATTCTTCTAAATATTTTCCTTCAACAGAATCATCTAAAGAATTATATAACTCCACAAGTAATCTATGACCAAGACTTTCTTGTAAAAATGAACGAGTAAGCTCTCCTTGATTAAGGAGATATTTATACACTATTGAATCAGCACGAAAAGAAATATTAAGTGGTTGACCTGTAAAACCTTTAGCATTATTTAAAGCTGATAATTTAACATCTTCAGGAAGTTTATTAAATATATTTAATGCCTCATCAAAACTAGGTTGATTATTGTCAATAACAAGTTTTAAATTTTCATCTAATTCTGATGCAGCATCAATTACTTCATGTGCAAATTCTCCGACATCACTACCAAATACTCCATCAAAAGCAACACCTGATTCAACTAAACCAATACCTTGAGGTTCTTTAAGGACACGATAAAAGCTATCATTTAAATTTAAATCTCCATAATCACCAATCACTTGAAATATATCAAAAATAAAATCTTCAACATTTTCAATTTTTCCAAATACTCCCTTACTGTATAAATCATCAATATTTGTTGCTGCAGTATGATGGATTGCATCTAATGCCATCAGTTCTTGAGCAAACATTGTTCTTATATTTTGAGTATTTATATTATGTTTTGTAAATATTTCATCTACAGATTGTAAATACTCTTTATATCTTTGATTACTCATTTTCTAATTCTCTTATAATATTTCGTGCTTTATGATTTATTCTATTAAGTTCGCTGATAGTATCTTCATCATCTCTATTTTCAAGAATATTAGAATTATTTTCTATTAACCATTCTTTGTGATAGTCAGAATTTAATAAAAGTTTTTTGTAATTAAAAGGAGTAAGTTTACTTGCCATACAATCCCCTTAATATATCTAATGCAACTTTTTGGTCATCAGATAGTGTCTCTCTTTTTCTATCCATACTCATGTCGTTAGATATATCAGGTAGATTCTTTGCTCTTCTCTGATTGTTTATTGCTGCTTGTAATAGTGCAACTACTTGACTTTCTGATTTAGCTACTGCATTTGTAAAATCAACACCTTGACTCCATACATTATCTTGTGGTGGAGTGCCATACATATTTGTTATACCTTCACTTCTTAATGGCATTTGTGTATTTTCAGGTGGAGGTCCTATTTGTATAGGTTTCATTTTCTCAGGTTTTGGAGGTTCTTCACCCTTTGGAAATTTTACGACAGGTTTAAATTTTGTTCCTGCTGAAGGGTCAAATCCTTCTTCAGGTTCAGGTATTCCTCGGTCTTGGTCTAACATTGCCAATTCAATCTCCAATCTTTCTACAAGTCCAGGAAAGTTTTTTCTATCTTGTTCAGTTAAAGATGTTTCCCAAACTTTTTGTATTTTATCTTCATCATTTAACAGTAAAGCATCATAGAATTTTTTACTAGATACTTTGCTCGGTCTGTTAAAAGTAGCTATTACCATAGTATCAAATTGTTCTTGAGTAAATGTAAGATTATAATTTTTTAACCTTTGGTTTACAATACGAACAATCTCTTTTAAATCTTCTTTTAGTAATTGTTCTGCTTTATCCTCTGTGATTACATCACCCATATCAAACTGTTCACCACCTGATAAATTACTGTGTCCATATCCAATAGATACTGATGCGCCATCTTCATACGCCTCAAGCTGTAAAGTCTCAAGCTCTTTTATAATTACTATCGCAGGAGGCGATACATCCATTTCCATTATCTCTTGACACCTGCTCTAAATAGATTTGTAAGATTAGAAACTGTCCTTGCACCTCTTGACCTTATCTGCTCACCAACCTCTTGTTGTCTTGCTGCCTCTTCTCTTGGTGCAAATACTTCTTCTTCTATATCAGATAAGTCTTCTGCAAGTTGTTCTGTATCAGGTTGTTCTCCTGGTTCAGGAGGTAAGTATGTTCCTTGTAAAGGATTTGTAGGGTCAAATACTAAATTACCTGAGGTAGCAGGTTTGAGTCCTTCTATCTCTGTGTTAAACATATCTAATCTCTGCTGTATCTTATTAGATATGTAGTTTCTTTCTTCTGCATTCAAAGGAGCGCCTTTTCTACTTTTTGCTTTTGTAAGTAAATCATCAACAATGTCATCCATTTGTTCATTGTCTATTTTTGGAGATGTAGTTTTTACAGCTTTCCTTACACTGAAGTTTGTGCGTAGTACACCAAGACTTTGTAACCAATCTAATTTACCACCATTATTCATAGAAAACTCCATAAGTCTTCTTATGCCTTTTACAAATTCTTCATCTACCATAGCACCTTGTGTTTTTGTAAGGTCAAGTAAACCAACACTTGCCATTTGATTTTTAAGTAAAACACGAACTGCAGGTTCTATATCTCTTGCCGCCTCTCCTGCTTGATATGGAAAATACACAAAGTCGTAACCTTGTGCAGTCAAGTATTGTTCTGCAGATACATCTCTTTCTGCACCATCTACTTCAACTTTATACTTACTTTGAAATCCATCACCTAGTGGTTTTCCTGATGGGTCTAAACCTCCTAGTACATCTAAAACAAACTGTGTAGCATCATCATTTTGTACTACATCTGATACATTAGGGTCAATGTCAATAACATCTTGTTTATCTCCATCACCTCTAGGTATTGTATAGCCTTCTAACTCTCCATTACTCATCTGATAAATCTCCTATTCCATACTTGGTAACTTCATTATAAAACACATCTTGGAAGACTGGAAGAAACTCAGGAGTTTCTTGTGATAGCAAAGAACCTTTTTTATACAGCAAATCACGAACTTGTTGTGCCTCTTCTGTATTTGTTGTTCTTATCCAGTTAACAGCATCTTCTTTTATTGCAAAGTTCTTGCCTTTTTGTACACCAATAATTACTTGATTCCTAAAGTCAAGATAATCTTTCATCTCTTTATATAAATCTAAGTTTGCAGCTCTTGGGTCTTCAATAGCCTGTTCTAATATTGGTATAACTAAATCCCAATCAAATGTTCTTGGTATCTCTTTTCCTGGAAGTTTTGTTGCTACTTCAGCAGGATTTATTTCATAAGCAAGAGGAAACATTTGTTTAAGTGTAAGTTCTAATTGTGCCATCTCTTTTTTCTGTTCTGATGCTGTATATTGTTGTGTATCCCATTTAGCTCTGTATCTTTCTTTCATTGCTCTTTCAACTATTGATGCTGCATAGGTAGCTGACCTCCAGTAAAACTCTTCTTTATTTAGTGGTGTAATGTTTCCAAGTCCTTTTTGTATTCCATAAGATGTATAATCAACATCACCACTTCCAAGACCACCAAAGAAATAAATTATACTTCCCCCATAATCTCCATATAGTTCTTCATTGTTCATCAAGAAATCATATTCAGGTTTTGTTCTTGCCATAGGTCCTGATTCAGATATGCTCTTACCTTTCAGTTGTAATTGTGCAGATGTAAAAGCAGAATCTATATCGTATATATCAAGACCTAGTAATCTTACAACCTCTAATGTTGCCTCATAGTCAGCTTGTTTCTGACCCATAGTAAGTGCATAGTGTTCTCTCAGGTCTTGATAGAAACCATGTAGAATGGATAGTTCTACAAAACTATTCCAGGCTACACCTGAAGTTTCTTCTTGTGTTCCATACCACTCATTAAATGTACTGTTTTCTGCATCAATTCGATATAAAACATTTACTTTTGGAACTAATGGATTTATGTTTCTATCCCATGCTTTCAACCAATAAATATTGTCTCTAATTGTTGCAGCAGTGTCAAACAAAAACTCAGGGTCATCTGCTCTATCAGGATGTAGTATTGCTGCTATCTGTACAGATTGTGTTGTTGCACTAAGGTATAAATCTTCATCAAGTCCTTGTAAGTCTAATTTACTTGCTATAGCGTTAAAAGCATTTTTTGCTGTAGCAGGTAATATCTCTTCAGTAAGAACTTCTCCTATGATACCTTTTAAGTCCCCATTTCCCATAGATTCAAAAGGTAATCCAAATTGAAATATTGTTCTTTCTAATAATCTTCTTGTCTTTGGATTATCCCTTGTTGCAAAACCTGTAGGTATAGCAACCACTGGACCTAATGGTGGGAACAAGCCACCACCTGCAACTCCTAGTGCAGATATTGGAAAACTTCTTTTGATAATTATATTGCTTTCTTCAATACTTACATCATCTGTCCAAGTACCTCTACCTTCAGATTTGACATAATCTTCTAACGCAGTGCCTCCAACAGGAAGTATTAAATATTTTTCTCCGAACTTGTCTGTATAAATATAATTATTTTCAACACCTTTTCTATATGCAAAACCAACTTGAGCAACCGCTCTAGGATTAGCTACAGACAACTGTGTCCATCTACCAAGAACTTCTCTATATGCCTCAAAGAAAGGTAATCCAACTTTATAAGCCTCTGCTACATAACCTCTTTCTAATAAGTTATATAACAAACGATTATGAAGTTCAAAAGCGTATGCAGATGCAGTTTTATTTAAATCATTGAATGTCATATTTCTTGTTGTTGTTTGTCTTATACCATCTAGGTCTAACATTGTGTGATAATCTATTTCTGTAAATTCAGAAACAATACCTGATTTCTTTGGATTGTTTAAAACTAATTTACCTGATTTAGAATCTACCATTGCAAGAAGTCCACTTCTTTGCATAAACTCTGCTACATCATCATACTTTGTATTACCCATCTGTAATACTTTTCTTAATTCTTTTATTGTTGGTGTAGGATTTTCTTTGATAAGAGCCTTAAAATTAGTTGCAATATCAAAAGTATTTTTATCTGTTCCTGCATGAAATTCTTTCAAAACTTTTACAAACTGTCTATCTTGTGAAGAATCAAGCACACCATCAACTAAAACATTTCTTCGAGGTAAAGTAGAGTGATAAGTTCCAATCTTAGTATTTTCATCACCTAACCTAATACCACCTGCTGTTTCAATAGAATATGCTTTACCCTCTGCGTTTGCTAGATTTAAATCTAATTCAAGTTGTTGTTTACTTGTTGCTTGTAATACCCTTGGTGCATATTTGTTATCAGCGTTGTATGCCACAAAAGTTACCGCATCATCAGTTACTTGTAGTCTTTGTTTTACGACTTTTTTCATAACTTTTTCTATATCTTCAAAAGGTATATCAGCATCATTTAAATTTCTTTTGACAGTAGAAATTAAATTTTGTGGAAGGTTAATTACATTATCAGGGTCATAATGTGCATCAAGTATATCTTGTAATGCTTTTCTTGTACCAAATATTGCATTGCTTTCTAAGAAGTGATAGTAAGCCTGTTTAAATGTTGGTATTCTGTTAAGAGTTGCCTCAGACTGTCCAACTGCAAAAAACAAAGCATCTATAAAATTAGCATACCCATCTCTCCAACTTCTACCTGATACTTTTTTAAGACCTGGTACTGTAGAAGGTAAATCCTCTAATACCTCTAACATTATTGGTCTAATAGTTTTTTTAAGACTTTCTTTGTTAATCTGTTTTGCTACATCAAGACTTCTTATATTTACTCTTCCTACTTGTCCTTGTGCAATCATGTCAATCAAATCAGGTTGATTTGCAGTAAAATTAGATATTGTCATTTTATGATGTCTTACAAAATCGATATAATCTTGGTCTGTTTTTAATACTGGTATAACCTCTGAACCTTTATCTACACTTCTTACTGATAAAATCTTTCTATTCAATTCAGTAATCTCATCCATAAGATAAGGAGTTCTTTGAATTAAATCTACAATCTCTTCATCAGGTAGATTCTTTTTCATTGCCTGTGCAATAACAGGCATGAATGGGTCATGTGCAAATTGTGTTACCAAAAAATCTATGTAAGATTCTACATAATCATCTTGAACATCTAATCTTGTAGCTCCTGGAACTACCTCTTCTTCAGTTGCATATTTAAATACATCTTCATACTCACCTTTGGTTTTTCTAAATACAGATGTAAACCTTGGGTCTCTTGCATATAAATCTTGTACTTCAGGTAAACCAAACTTAGAATTATTTTCTTTTAATGCTCCTAATCCCTTTCTAATAAAATCAGGATATTTTTCACTAAGAACTTTTCCTGAAGTTCTAAATGGTCCAGTCAAAGCAGTGTAAGGTTTAAAATCAGGATTCTGTGATTGAATTAATTTAACCATTGCAGCATTTGGGTCATTCCAAATAAGTTTTAAATATTCCCATGGACTTCTAAATATAGATGCAAGACCTCTTGCAGACATTCGCAAAGCTCCATCTGTAGTAATCTTTAGTGGAAAAGCAACCCTGGTAATAAGTTGTAAAGGCATCCATGCTCTACTAATAAAAGTAAAAGCAAAATCTGTAGCTCTGAAAGGTATTTTTTCTGCACCATACTTAAATAATAGAGATGGGTCTTCTAATCCATCTTTAACAACTCCTTGCAGTTCTCTTCCAATAGGAGTTGATTTATCATAAAATGTACCTGGTAATCCTTCATCAAATTGTTTTCTAACAGCATCCATACTGGTTTCAAAGTTTTTTGTTCCAAATACTTTGTTTCTCAATCTTCTTCGTAGACCTGTGTATCTTAAGATTGCTTTCATATCAGGTATGTTGATTGTCAAATCCATTGCCTGACCTGCCATTGCTAATGCGTGTTCACTAGCATATATTTTGTCTGTCTCTGACAAAAGAGTATTGTGGTATTGCGCTCTAGCAATAGGGTCTAAACCTTCTTGTAGTAATGTTCTGTCATAAAATTGTGGTGATTGTGATGGTCTGTACGCTCTACCTTTTTCACTAAAACCTCTAACATCATCTAATGAAGACTCCATAAGTTCTTTGATTTCATTATCAGACAAACCAAAAGTATATCTAAGTTGTAAAGCACCTTCACCTTTTACTAATCTGTCATAAAAAACATTTTGTGCGCCTCTATAATCTTTTCTATAAATAGCATCATAAAACTCTCTTACTAATTCATCTATTTTATTTTCAGGTATTGACATCATGTAACCTGTTTTAATAAATGTATCCACTGCTCTATCTGTTTCACCAAGATATGCCCATGGTCTTGAAGGTAATCTTACATCTGTACCACCAAAAATATCTTTCATACTTGACTGTAAAGTTCTTACTGCATTCTTTGATTTTCTACCTCCACCTCTCATGTAAGTTGCTGTGTAGTTACCATCTGTCATTGCAGCATAAAGGTTATCTAAAAAGTTATCATTCAATACTTTTGCTTGTATGTGAAAATCATTAGCTTGTGTAAGATTATTACCTTTGAATCTTACATCTGAAATAAGTCCACCAGTCAAACTATCTTTTATAATATCAAAAGTTTTTTCAGGATTATCTACAACTTCTTTTGCCATAGAAGGACTAAATCCATTTCTAGCTAAATATGTAAAAACAGGAGCATCTTTGACTACTGCTTGTTGTATTTCATTTGCCATAAGAGAAATGGTTTCATCTTTGTCTGCCCAAAAATCTACTGCTCTTCCACCTGCTTTGACATATTCATCTAAATCCTTGCCAACAGCAGTCAAAGTTTTACTTGTCTGTGCAGACCTACCACCTATACCGACACCAGGCAAAACCATTGTTGGGTCTGTAACAACCATCAGTCCAAGGTTTGACATAAAACCAATCCAAGAAAACCATCCATGTTTTGGGTCAAAGTTTAAATCTGCAATTTCTTCTGTTTCAGCAGATAACAACGCAGTAAATTTTGTTTCAAACTCATTATCTGTCATAGATGTAGATTGATAAGTTTGTACAAGATTAGCTATCTCACCTTCTGTTTTTTGTTTAATATCAAAAATTACATTGTTAAGAGGAGAATACTCTCCACCTAATGTTCCTGTAAGTGTATATCTAATTTGGTCTCCAGGAGTTGCAGGAATAGCATATTTCTTAAAACCTTCTCTACTTCTTTGTGCTTTTGCAAAATAATCATTTGTACCAAAAAATTGTTCTATACCTTGTTTGTTTGCAGAACCTATAAGTTGATTGTAAGTGTCAAGGTATACATCTAATTTTTCATTCAGTGTAAGTTCTCTGTTTATTCCATCTTCTTTTATTTTTAAGTTTTCTTGATAAACACTTGGGAAGTATTCTTTTATGACATCTATATCAGTTTGTGCAAATTTAAAATCTGTTTGTGTATCTAAAAAAGTTGTTGCATCTGCAATAGCCAATGGTGCAATATTTAAAACTTGTTCAGGTATATCCATGTTTAAATTTCTTGATGTTTCTTCTAAAACATATCTAGCACCAAATGCTTGTAAACCTTTAAGAAAAGATTGTATTCTCCAGGTTATAGGTAATCTATTACCTTTTGTTCCTGGGTCTCCTGCAAACTCAGAGTAATCTCTATCAAGTTCTTTACCTTGTTCAGCAGCTAATTTATTCAATTCATCTTTAGCAGCAACTCCAAATGAGTTCATAAAAAATACTTGATAATCTTGAAATATAGAGTTAAGACCAATCAAGGCAGAATTTAAAAGTGTGCTTTTTCTTAGCTGTACATCACCAAATAATTCTGCTTGTGTATCTTGATATGCTTGTCTTCCATAAGCTCTTGCATCTTTTATCTTTTCCCAAAAACTTATACTTCTTTTTTTTACATCATCATCATTTCTATTAGGAACAACTGTATTTGTTTGTGTCCATAGGTTGTAATACTGTGAGCCAGTTAAACCTAATGATGCAGCAGCTATAGGTAAATCACTTTGTTCATCAGGAGTCATAGATTGAAAACTAAGAGCAGCTCCACCAAGAGCGTCTACATCAGCATCAGATAAAGAATTTTTAGCTGCATTAAAATTTTGTTCATCAATAGCTTTATCTTTTTGAGATTTAATCCACTCTTGACCCCAGTTTATAAAGAAAGACATTATCTGAACCTATACGCTAGTTCAGGAAACTTCTCCAGTATTATCTGTTTTGTTATTTGTGTTTGATTAGCAGGAACTGCTATATCTGTTTGTTCAGGTATGTAACCTGGTTCATTTGGAAATTCTGTCGGTGTAGAAAAAACATCAGGTTGAGGTTGACCTTGTATGACAGGTCTTGCCTGATTTATTATTTCTGATTGTTGTGGTGCTGATACTGACTCTGCTTGACCTTCCAACATTGTAGTCTGCCCTGTTGGGTCGCCTTCTTTCCTTGGAGGAGCAACTATATCAGCATACGCACCTGCTTGTGTTAAATCTGTAGCCTCACGCATTGACCTACTTTTTCTTACCATGATTCATCTCTTTTATCAAAGTCAATAGATATACCTATAAACAATCCAGGTATCTGTGTTGGTATTAGATAACTTGTAGTAGGTTCATTTTCATCTAAAAATATTGGTGTTGTTTGTATTACTGTCTCAGTAAAATCAAATTGTGGTTTATCGATAAAGTTAGCATTAACTATATCTATAAACATCTCGTTTATTTCTTCTTCGTTGTATTCCATTATGCTCCTGGAGGCGGACCACCAAGTTGTGCTAGAAATGATGCTATATCAGGTTCTGCTGCTTGTTGTCCTGGTAGTTGTTGTTCTGCAGGTTGCTCTTCTTCTTCATAAAAATCTTCTAATATGCTTGTCATTCGAGATGGATTTTTCTTTATAGCAATAGCTGCCTGTGTTGCTTTTACATTACCTTGTGCAGCTTGTGCCATTAATGATTCAAACAATACTGTTTCTGCTTTTTCAGATACAATTCTTTGTTGTATTTTGCTTATATTATCTAATCCATCCATATTTTCTTGTAATGTCTGTGTATCTATAATTCCTTGTTGTTTTAATTGTAAACCTGTAATAATTTTTTGTGGCTCATCAAATCCTGCCATAACACCATACACTCTTCTTGTTGTATGATATTCTGCAATATCGCTATTAGGAACATAAGTTTCTTTATAAGCTGTTCCTTTATGAAATCCTGCAATAGGTTTTCGTTGCCCACCAAACATTTCCTCATCATATTCTAATCTTTTTGCATCTAGTTCTTGCAAGGCATCTGCTAATACAGATTGATACTCTCTCACATGCAGTGATGCAGATTGACCAAGTTCTTCTAATCCTCTACCAGTAACAAATGCGTTTGGAGATTGTCCATCATCTGATACAGGATAAGCTGCACCTAGTCGTAAGTGTCGCTCTAATCTATCTACTTGTTGAAATAGTTGATATGGTAAATTATTTACAGGTTTTGATACTGATGAACCAGGCGCAAGGTAGTTAACAGCAAACCTACCTTTTCTATATTTGCCTGATTCAATTTCACCTGTAATATTTGTTTCAGTAAATACAGCATCCTCCATAGCAATAGTTCCAAGAATATTTATCTTTGCCATGTTTGACATAAGACCTGTGATGTGTTGAAACTGACTTTGCATTTGGTCAAAAGAAAATCTTTTTGCGATAACAAAACATGGACCTGAACTTAATGGGTTGGGCATATAATCTATTATTTTTTTGTTTTCAGGTAAAAATACATAAGTACCTTCACCATCTTTATATTCAACAACAACTTTGCCATTGCCATTAGAGTTAGACCAACTAGCTGCCTTACTTGAATAATCAAGCATTGCACTGTAAGGTTCTTGTTCTGATTCCTCAGGACTACCATATATAAATTTTTTGGCATCAGGATATTGTTGAGCTAATATCTTGTGAGGAACTCTTGTTATTATTGCTAACTCTTTAGGTTGTTGGTCATTGCCAAAGTAACCAGGATAACAAGTAAAAGGGTCTCTTAATTCTGCGTAGGGATATGGAACACCATTCTTATCTCTTTTGTGTGATATAGTCCAAACAACAAAACCATAGCCTGGTAACCATCTACCAACTTGTGGTAATTGCATACCAAGTTTTTGAAACTTATCATAAGACATAACAATTCTCTCAAGTTTCTCTGATTTTTTCTTAGCTCTTTCTGAATCCTTTTCGTTCAATATATCAACTTTTAAATCAGGACTTCTACCTAATTTTTGTGCAAATCTATCTAAAGCAGTCAAAAATAAATTAGGTGCAGGTAACTCGTGATACTCTACATTTATTGAATTACCCAGTAAAGCACGAACTGCTGCCTGACCACCATTCATAATATCTCTTATTCTTGACCTATCAACAAGTGAATCCTGGTTCGTAACCCTTAAGTAATCTATCTTGTTAAATAATTGTTCGCTATCTAAAGGCATTTATCTCCATGTGTCTACATCCATATTACTAGGTTCGTACCCAGTAAAGCTAGGTTCATACTCATAACCAAGCTCTGCAAATCTTTCTTTCTGCATTCGCCTAATTGCTCTCATAGGAAACCAACTAGCCATAACTATATCAGTCTTTGTACCTACTGTCTTGCTTTTGTTTTTAGCAGAACTAAAATACACTAACTGACTTGTATATAAGTTTACCTTTTCTTGTGCCTCATAGCTAAGATATGGTAAAGAAATTTTTTCTTCCTGGAATAATGGTCTCATAGCAGTTACACCATACAAAGGGTCAAATTTATTTTTATTTGTTTCATGTCCTTCTAAATGAACACCATGTACACTTGCAAATTCTCTGATGCTTTTATCTTGTCGTATTGCTTTCTGAAAACCATTTTCCTCAATGACCCAATGTGAACAATCGTATTTCTTCCACCAATCTTTAATGACCTCTAAGGCTTGTGGTATTCCTCCACCAAGACTGTTATTCATATCAACCATAAATAATTTATTCTGTATATTATCGTATGCCCAAAGAAAAGCTGCTTGATAACCTGTGGATGCAGGGTCTAATCCTGCAATCAATCTTGTGCCTGGAGGAATATGACCAATGTCTCTTTTTTGCTCACGACAGCTTTCTATCTCGACTCTATCAAACAATGCAAGACCCTCAGGCATTGCAATATTCAGGTAAACCATTTCATATATAGCTCTACCACCTGTAGTTTCTGCTGCTCGTTTTCTATCCATCAACCATTTAAAACTTCTCTTACTAGCCCACAACATACAATCAATATGTTCTTGTTCTTCGAAATCAGGTTTACTACATGCAGCATCATGTGCCTCCTCCACTATAGTTTTCCAAGATTCATTATCTAATAAATGAGAATACAAGTCATCATAGTGTTGTCTTGAACCTATAACTACCATTGCAGTATGTTCCTCTTTACGACTTGACAATGTTGTAGTCCACCAGTTTCTTGTGTTTTCTCTTGAGGATGGTTGCATGGTAGAAGTGTGGTCTTCAATGTCATCTGCAATAATCAAATCACAATCCCTTGACAATATTTTCCCACCTCTACCTATGCCTACCATTGTTGGACTTTTGATTCCAGTAACTGTCCTCGTACCAACTGTAAAACCATTTTGAGACCAAGACTTACTTGATTTTGTCTTAGGTTTAAATTTTGCTCCTGGTCCACATATTTCTTCTATTAGCAACTCGTTGTTTTCTAACTGGTCCATAACAGATAGCAAAGAGTTTTTTGCAATGTCTTCATTTCCACCAACCCACATAATTCTTATGTTTGGATTGTTGCATATCAACCACACTACAAAATGTATCAATAGTTCTGTTTTACCATGTCTAGGCGGAGATAGAATCATCTGTTGTTCACCCTCATCAATGGTGTCCATAATCGATTCAATCCATTTTTGATGAAACTCAGGTGTCTCGAATTTTTTTCCTTGTTCTGTTCTAAAATACCTTGTTCTAAATTTTCCAAAATCCTGTAAAGAGGTTTTGGCAACTTTTGGCAAACTCCAGTTTTTTTGTTCTTTCTCTTGTTGTAAATCTTCTAGGTATGCCTGGTATGCCATAGACACTGCAGCAGCAGTGGTGTTTAAAATTTTTGCAACCTCTGTGAGATTTATTTTCTTTTCGTATAAATCTAAGGCAAGTCCTGATTCTTTTATATCCTCGTAAACCTGTCCTCTACGACTTGCTACATTTGTTTTTTGACTAGGTATGTTTAGTGTATCTTCTTCTTGAGACCATTCAACCCCTGCTTTCCTGGCTCTCTTCTTTTGCATGTTGATTCTGTTAGAACATTTATCAGAACAATATTTTCTTTTACCTTTTGGTAAAGGTCTATGACATCCTGCTGCATAACATATTTTTTTATTTTCCATAGTTTTTACATTTTGTGTTTTGACATTTCATGTCTTTTTTAGGAAGTAAAGGTTTTCTGCACCTTGGGCAAGAGATTATCAAGTGCGTTTCTTTTTTCGACCTGCCTCCACTCTTGATTTTTGTATTGCCTTCAAATTTACTTTACGACCTTCTTTGTATGCCTTAGCTGTTCTTTTTATCTCTGCCGCTCTTTTTTTTGCAGCAGCATCAGATAAACCACTTACATACTTTGCAGGTACGCCATATCTATAGGGTTGTGTCCTCTTACTCATTTTTTAATCTTCTTAATTTTACCATTTTTTGTTCGAGCAAACTTGTGTGTTTTAGTTTCTCGAATCAAAGTACCATAGTGTCTTTTGCCACCCCACATCCAACTAACCTGTGCCATTACATCTTCTTTTTAGTTTTTTTGACACCACGCTTTATATCATTGTCTTGTGAGTGTCCACCACGAATAAATGAATTTACTCTACCCATTGACCACGCTGCCATGGATGTACCTCTTGAACCTGATGATACATAAGCACCTTGTCCTCTACGATATACTTGTGCTAATTGTCCATAAGTATATTTAGAACTCTGAGCTTTTTTTCGTAATGTTTTTTTTGCGTTCTCAGGTATTGCCATTACTCCTCCTCTTGTTTTGCTAAAGCATACTCAATAGATAAATCAGGTCCACCCATTACTTACCAACTTTCTTTTGCGCATTTTTATGTGCTTTGGTAAATGATGTTCCTCTAGCCATAGAGTTTGTCATATATTGAATATGTTTTTTTGTATGATGCTTTGAATGTTTTTTCATTGTGCTTTGTTGTCTTTTTGTCAACTTACTAACATCAACGCCTTTTACTTTCATATTTCTCCTTACCACATTTTGCAAGACCAATATCTTGCGGTTGTCTTATCTTTAGCGGTATCACATCTGTGTCTTGCTCTAAATGATTTTCTAGCTGCAGGATTGTCTTTGCGTATCTCCATGTTTGGGTCGCCAAACATTACTTTTTTAATTTTACCATTATCGTTTACATAAACCTTAAATTTTTTTCTACCATGACCAGGTTCGCCTTTGCTTATCCTGGATGGTTTGTTTAATGTAACCGATTTACCTTGGTATGTCGCCATAATTACATCTTAGGTCTTCGTTTACTATCGCGTAGTTTTTTCAAATCTGCGGCAGTAATCTTATCGAAGGGTGCTGCAACTCGTGCAAGTTTTTTTTGTTTCGGACTGTAATCTTTGAAAGGCATTAGTAACCTCTTCTAGGCATTCTTTTCTTTTTTTTCTTACCTGGCATTTCGCCTCCTTTTGTTTTTACTATACCACATTATAACAAAACCCTCGGTCAGTTGCCTGGTCCAAGGGTCTTGTCATCAATCTAAACAAAGAAAGGGGTATGAACAAAAAATTACGAAACTTTTTGTGTACCTGTATTTATTATAACAACACTTGTTGAATATGTGTAAAAAATTTTTTTTAAAACTTGGGGGATGTAAAGACAGGGTGTAGTGAAAGGGAGAACAACTACAAAAACATCCCCCATAAAATCCTACCATAAATAGAAATACCTGCTAGGCTCTAAGTAAACATTTTGATTCTCTTGCTTTTAGAAAGAATCTTAAGATAAAACTCTAAACAAAGTGGACTAGCAGGACCATATTCGCAGGTTATAGCTGCTTTGCTCAAATATTTAAATTAGGTGGTCATAAACTTAGTCATTGGTTGGGAGGGTTGACACAGGGTTAGCTGTATTCAATTAGATACAATTCAAGTAAAGTACCTACATATAGAGTACCCTTTAGATTACACTACATATAGTGGGTCAAACTTAACAGATATTCTTTAGATACTACACACTACACTACACAGTACCCCACATTAAACCCCCCTATATCTAGTATTGTTGTAATATATACAACATATTGTGTTGTGTAAATATCTGCATATATATTGGTAAATACTACCAACACACTGCACAAATATAATCACCCCTGTACCTGTTTTAAACTTTTCTTACACAGGGGATGGGTG